CTAACTACATTTCTTTTTGGAACGGCTTATGCTGCCGTCATTACACACAAACTTACCATCAGCGGTACAGTGCGAGACGCCACCTTTCGACTTAGAACATGGATAGTTGGCTGCATACGTGAAGGAAGAGGTGCTCAGTAATGCGAAACACAGAGGAAGAAGTAACACGTTCAGGGTTTTCATCGATCATTTTCCTTGTCAAAAAATAGCCCACCACAGCACGAGCCATTAAGGCTTTAATGATGACTCGTCATCAAAGCACTTCCATGGCTCATTGACGCCACTTTTTATGGCCTCTGCATAATGCCTGACTAATTCAGCAGTGACTTTGCTATGCCGCACAAACATGCTCAGGGCATAAAGCCCATCCCTGTGGAGATCGACCTCCTCCAGAATCGTGTCGGGTACAAAACAAACCGTTCTGTTTGATAAGGTGCGAAGGTAATACTTTTTATTTAACGCCCATGACTGGTTAGTAATATTTGCGCCGATCTCTACGCTTTTTGACTCTGGCATACAGACAACAAACCATGTCAACCCACCCTGGCGACTATCAACGTCGTCATGTAATAAGGCTTCCAGGCCTGCTGCACCCTCACTTTTAATAACGTTAAGCGCGGCCAGTAGCTGCTTTTTACCGTGATGAGATTTAATGGCGAGAAACAGAATCGCGCCGCTGATGTAGAGCGCCAACGCGAAAATAAACACAGCGAGCCACCATGCCCCAGAGCCCGTCTTAGCAATCTGCGAGGCCAGAATTATGCTGATGCCAAACGTAGCCAGTAGTGCCAGAGTATTGACGAGAACCTGTTGCTTTTTAGCTTTCCATAAGTAATAGCCAATGAAAACGACAAATAATCCATAAAAAAAGAGCAGTGACCTGTCCATTTATGTTTCACATCCTTGCGAAACCGCGCTGACTACAGCGGTGAAAAATTCCTGCGATACCAAAAAAACAAGGGGCTGGCAAAATGCCAACCCCTTGTATCTACACTACTTTCACGGATGTCGCGAAAGCGTTTCTTAGTTCAGGCGCTTTTAACGGACGTCATTGAAAGATAATAAAAAATTAACAAAAACAGCAAGTTAATTGTATCCTTAGTGCGGTCAGGTGCCATCAAATGCAAGCTGTCTGGGCATTATATGGACATAAAGGTAGCCTGATCCGCGATGGGATTCAGGATAGCAGCTTCCTCAAGATGGTCCGGTGCGAAATGAGCATATTTCATGGTTTCTCGGATATTTGCGTGACCAAGGATTTTTTGTAAAACGAGTATATTTCCACCGTTCATCATAAAGTGAGAAGCGAAAGTATGTCGTAGAACATGGGTTTTCTGTCCCTCGGTCAATTCGATGTCGGTCAGCGCCAGCATTTTTTTAAATTCCTGATAGCACGGCTTGAACATTTTGCCCTGGCGAGTAGCCAGTTCATCATAAAGCCATCTGGGGATCGGGACGGTCCGGTTTTTTTTACCTTTGGTTTTTGTAAACGTCAGTTTATAGGGTGAGAGCTGGGAACGGGTAAGGCGCTCGGCTTCACTCCACCGTGCGCCGGTCGCCAGGCAAACCTTAACAATGGTCGTCAGGTTTTCTTTACCATACCGTTCACAGGCGCGAAAAAGTTCTGCGATCTGTTGTGGGGTCAGCCATGACATTTCCTTTTCGGCTTCTTTAAAAACGCGAATACCTTCGAGCGGGTTTGGTAGCTTCCATTCTCCAAGCCTTTTTAGCTCATTAAAAACAGCCATCAGGTACTGTTGTTCACGGTTTACAGTGATAGGTTTTGCTATCCAGTCCGCCGGGTCTTTGTGGTATCCATTATCGATCTCGCCGCGCAACCGCCGGTCGCGATAATGCGCCCAATCTTTGGCGGTTAGCTGTGATGCCACAGGGTCACCAAGACCGTTACAAACAATATGTAATTTAGCCAGGCGTGATTTACTGGCTACTAGCGCCTGGCCGTGTAGTTTGTGCCAAAGTTCGATAATTTCACTCAACCTGCGACGGTCTTCTTTCTCGCTTTTCCAGGGTTTGTCCTGCGCTTCCCTCTTTTTAAAATCCTCAAAGGCAACAGCTTCGCCTTTTGTCGCAAATTTTTTCCTGATGCGTCTACTATCGGCCCCGTCTAAACGAAAATCACAAAGCCACTCGCCTGTTTGTAATTTTTTTATAGCCATATTTTAAGAGCACTTTTTCTAGAGCGGCTAATACTCCCATCATTATAGAAAAAATTTCCGTCAGCAGTACAATGGGATATGCCACCCTTTGATTTTGAACAGGGGTAGTTTTTTGCAAATGTTATACCACTTAAAAACAAGAGTGTTCTAAATAAATCAGCTGTTATTGCTTTGATTTTTTTCATCTTCCGCGCCCTATTTCAATATATTTTCTTAGTTCTCTTTTAGTTGCATTTTGGGGAAGATATAAACATGTTTTGATGCCACCACGGAAAGTGATCATTTTCGTTTGAGTAAACGGCATTAAGATAATATTTGAATAAGGGGATGATTTAAAATCACTAGGATATGAGCGAGTGAATTCACAAATCACATTGATTGTTCTCAATGCTCGCTCAATCTCCAAATTCTCATCGTCAAAAATAATCACGAAATCTTTATTATCTATAGATGCATTATCTAGTTCGTCGTCGCTAAAGCCTGAGTATTCGAGTGCTTCATACATTCCATCCGGTAGGCTTAATTTATCTGCTTGTACCATCATCGAGAAAAAAAACAAAAATAAAGGTAAGATAGCAAGTAGGCTTTTAGGTTTTTCATGTTTCATAAAATACCCTTTATAGATTTCTATCAAAAATTAAAATGATTCTACCCATGCAATTGAAATCTTCCATATTGCATTCAAACACACCGGTTGAAGCATAGAGAGATAGTTGAACTCTATTTGCGGGCAATCGAATAACTTTATAAATATCCATGACACCATCAATCTCAAGCAACATTACACCATTAGCAACATCAGAAATCCCAAAATCAACAATCCAAGAGTGGCTTGCACTGGAAATGTAAACCGGTTTCAACGCGGAAGGTGAAATCAATGACTTGTCAAATTCGATGTCGCTTTTTCTTATGAGCTTTCCTGATTGCAGAATATAAGAGGCAATTTTATTTGATGGTTCAGCGGCAAGTTTCCCCTGTAACTTATCCCCCTCACCAGTTGCCAGCCATCTTAAGGACACGCCTGTATCAAGGGCGCATGCAACTACCACATCCCCTGGAAAGTAATTTCTTCTTACCCATGTACTGATCGTTGCTGACGACAAACCAAGTAAGTCACCAAGTTGTTTCTGCATTGAGAAACCATATGCGGACATCACACGCTGTAAAAGCTCTTGGCCGCCGTTTTCCAAAATCTTTTTATATACCGACTCACCAGGATTAGATTTTGCAAGACCCTCCCCCACAAAACTCGCATTTGCAACTTCGCCATAAAGCAGCCAGTCGACGTCTTTCTTAGTGGCCTGGGCGCACTCATAAACGTATCTAAAAGGAATGCTGTCTCTGGATAGCCAGTTACTCATTGTTGATATTGGAGTTTTTGTCAGCTCAGAAAATTCAACGTTGCTGCTTACTCCGTATGCTTGCTTCATACGGCTAAGCGTATCCTTAGCACTACTTTTCTTATGTCCCATAAAAATTTAACCCTTGCCCATTTTGAGGGTTGATATTGCCCAAATGAGCAAGTATTCTTACCCAAGATTCAACAATGCACGCCAATGCACTAAAACAACACCTAACCGGAGATATTCTCTTATGACTCCTCAAATTGCAATCCCATCAGGCCCCGATCTGATGACCTACGAAGAGTTTGCTGTCACCTACGGATACAGCATCCGCACGGTTAAACAGATGGTTGCTGATGGCGATCTTCTGTTGATGCCCCGTAAAAAAGATGGTGGCGCAGCTCGTATCAATATGGTCGCTTTTCGGGGTCGCTTGTTACAACAAGGCCTCAATTGCAAATACGTTGCCGCTTAAGCAATTCAATTATGCGAGTTGAAAAGGAATGCAACATGTTTGATTTTCGAGTTTCTAACCACCCACACTTTGATGAAGCCTGCCGCGCCTTTGCTAAACGGCATGACGTGACTGCGTTAGCCAGGCGCGCAGGGATGAAACCGCAAACCCTTCGCAACAAACTTAACCCCACTCAACCCCATCAGTTCACAGCACCAGAAATCTGGTTGCTGACTGATTTAACCGAAGATGCGTCACTGGTGGATGGCTTCCTTGCTCAAATTCATTGCCTGCCTTGTGTGCCGGTAAATGAGTTAGCCAGGGAAAAATTATCCATCTACGTTATGCAGGCCACCGCGCAGGTTGGTCAGGTCGCTGCGAACGCGGCAACCACTGGCCGTATTACTCACCTGTCCCGCCGTTCGATTGTGGAAAGTGCGAACGCTGGAATGCGTTTTCTTGCTTTAAGCGCACTGGCTGTAGATGCGCGGCTTAAATCCAGTCCGGCGATGTCCAGTGCGGTCGATACCATGACCGGCGTCGGCGCATCGTTTGGTTTGATCTGAGGTGTCGGTCATGGATAACGCACCTTCATTCGCTTCATTGCTGGTTCGTCAGAGTCCCTCCATGCATTACGGCAACGGCTGGATTATGGGTAAAGACGGTAAGCGCTGGCATCCAAGCCGCGACCAGTCCGAATTATTAAACGGGCTGAAAACCAAGCGGAAATCGCCAGCATATTTAATTATTCGTATTGCTCGTTCATTAATAAAAAGGGTGGCTTATGGCTCTTTCAAAAAATGACCTTAATTTAATTCTCGGTGTTGTGATCCCTAATATGGATAACGGCTTCGAAATTAAAACCCGTTCAGGTGAGATTTTCAAAGTTGACCCGAACTGGGAGTGCTGTCAGGAATTTATGGAAGCACTAAAAGCGGAAATGATTAACCAGTTGAATCAGAAACCGCACCGCGTCTACGGCTACAACTAATCGTTCAAGTTAAATAATGGCGTAAACCCGCCGGGCATTCTTTTGCCCGAATTCTGGAGAAATGAAAATGCGAAATACCGAAACACGTAAAACCAAAACCGGGCCTGATGATGCAGGCCTTAATTATTTGCTCTCTGAGGCCCGCAAAGATGAACGCCGGGGCCGCGCTGAGGCTATGGCCGCGCGTCTGGACACGCTGGCCGCTCGCATCACCTCCCGCCAGCTCAACTGCGCAGAAGCCGCAGAGCTATTGCGCGATGAGGCCGTCAAAATCCAGAACGAAGCCCAGGAGATCCACTGATGCATAACGCGCAATTGATTCCCGGCCAGCGTGTTCTGGTGACCCCACTTGAATCGGACAATGTTTACAACGGGATATTTATTAAGCGCCTGCCCAAAGGGGTAAGCGTTTTTATCCTTGAGGAGTTCGTCGGCCTTACTGGCCCCGATGATATCGGCGATCTGTATTTAACCGACAGCATAGTTAGTCGCTGCGTAAAACCGGCGGAGGCTCACTGATGGCTGACTCTATCGATCTGGCCCAGCAACGCGAGCATGAAGAACGCGAGCGCCTAATTCTTAATGCCCGCAGCCGTGGCGCTGCGGTTTCCCGTTTTCTATGCGAATCGTGCGGCGAATCCATCCCTGAAGCGCGGCGCATCGCAGTACCGGGCGTGGCGCTGTGCGTCACCTGTCAGGAAGTTACAGAGCTGAAAGGCAAACATTATGTAGGTGGTGCTGTATGAACAAAGAAAGACTGGCCGTTAAGCCGCTAACCGATGCGGAACTGGATGAAATCATAGCCGGGAACGTTGACGGTGTTGAACCTACAATTCAGGAAATATCGATGGCGCTGGAATTACGCGAGCGTCGCAGCCTTACCCGGATAAATTTAGTTGTTGAGTCGGCTAAACAAGGCGGTGCTGTATGAGCACCATCCTGAAATGGGCGGGTAATAAAACTGACCTTATGCCGGAACTGTTCGCGCATCTTCCCAAAGGCCCGCGCCTGGTTGAACCCTTCGCGGGTTCCTGCGCTGTGATGATGGCAACAGATTATCCAAATTATCTTGTCGCGGATATCAACCCCGATTTAATCAATCTGTATCGCACGATCGCAAGTGATTGTGAAAATTTTATACTGCGGGCAAAAGCAGTGTTTGAAAGCTTTCTTCTGGCTGAAAATTATTACCGGGTGCGTGAGGCTTTTAATCATGACCGGGAAATTAATACTTTTCACCGCGCTGTTTATTTCCTGTATCTCAACCGCTATTCATACCGTGGGCTTTGCCGTTACAACCAGAGCGGTCGCTTTAATGTCCCGTTCGGCAATTATAAAAAGCCTTACTTCCCTGAAGCGGAAATACGTGCCTTTGCTGAAAAAGCGAAGCGCGCCACGTTTGTCTGCGCCAGCTTCGACGAAACCCTGAACATGTTGCAACCGGGCGATGTAATTTACTGCGATCCGCCTTATGACGGTGTGTTTACCGGTTATCACACAAATGGTTTTAATGAGGATGACCAGTACCGTCTGGCCTCCATTCTTGAGCGCCGTTCATCAGAAGGTTACCCGGTTGTCGTATCCAACAGCGATACGTCATTAACCCGTTCCCTCTACCGCAATTTTGTATGCCACCGCATCACGGCGCGCCGCAGTCTGGGTGTTGCCGCCGGTGATGGCAAAACCGCCCCAGAAGTGATCGCCGTATCCCGTTACCAAGCCCAAAAGGCATGGTTCGGGATTGATTTGGCTAACGGGCGTGATAGTACAGCAGTGCATGAGGTGCGGGCTTGAGTCCCCATTTCTCACCAGTTTGTCACTTCCACGGGACGCCTGTTTGGGGCGATGCCGGTGCCGTTCATCGTATTGCGGTGAGCGGTTCCGGCGCTTTTGTTTCTTACGCCCGACCCGACCAATTAAGTGACTCATTACGTTATGCCGCGGAGGTTGCCATAGACAACGGCGCGTTTTCGGCATGGAAGCGCGGCCTTGTTATCGACTGGCAGCAGTTTTATAAGTGGCTTATTCCACATTATCACCATCCCAGGCTGAGCTTTTTTGTTATCCCGGATGTGGTGGAAGGCGGAGAAGCGGACAATGATTCCCTTATCGCTAATCTGCCGCGTTGTTTCCGAGATAAAGCCGCGCCTGTCTGGCACCTTCATGAATCTTTGAGCCGCCTGGTTGAATTGTGCCATGAGTGGCCGCGCGTCTGCTTTGGCTCTTCCGGCGTGTTTGCCACCATTCGTACCCCGCGCTGGCATCGCCGCATGGATGATGCTTTCGAAACGATTTATGCCCGCCACAGTTTTACTACCAAAATTCACGGCCTGCGAATGCTTGATGGCCGTGTTCTTGGACGCTATCCACTGAACACGGCTGACAGTACAAACCTCGCATGTAATGTGCCGAAATTTGAGGTTAAGTACCCGGAGCTTACCCGCGCTATACGTGAAGCTGACTTTGCCAGGGGGCTTCCTGAAAAAGAACTGAAGGCGCTCATTCTTAAACGTCGTTGCGCTGTTCTGAAAAACGCCATTGAAAAAGTCTTTCCGCCCGCTCGTTCCGAGTGGCTTGCCGGTTATTCCTCACAACGTCAGCTGTCGCTGGAGCTTGCATGAGCGAATATGTTTACTCATGGAACGCACCCCGCGCCGCTGTCGTAGCTTATCAGGGTGACGACAGCGAGCGCGGGATCCGTTATCTGACCCCTGACGGCAAGCGTAAGTTTTTATCCGCGATGGAGCTGGCGGAAACCGATGAAAAACCAGACCGCAGCAAGGCCGCCCGCCGCCGTCTGGCTTCATTGCCTCACTATGTCCGTAATTTCTATGCGCGCAAGCTGGAACAGATGGACGCGAAAGGCAAAAAAGCCGCCGATAACTGGCTGTTAAACACCTTTGAGCGCCATGTCCTTTCCCGTATCGACCATGTGAATGACCGTTACCTGCCGAATGCGACATTACCGGCGGCCCTGTTGCCGCTGCGTAATGAGTTTTTCCGCCTGTTGTGGGCCGGTAAAAAAGAGCTGAAACGCCTGGCGCATAGTCTTGCTGATATCCTGCAAAACGAGTTTATACGCGAGGTTGATTTTCAGTATGAACGCACCGCCGACCCTCATTTTTCAACGCTGTCCGGTTATGGCCGGATAGGATTTCTGGCATCGCACCTGAATACCGCCGTGCCGGGATGGACAGCTTATTGTAATGAAGAACTGGAAGGCGAGGACGCGATTAAATGCGTGGCGCGCCTACAGTCGCCGCAATGGTGGCTAAACCGCCTGCGTCGTATGCATGCCCGCTGGCGCGAACACCTCATGATAGTGACCGGTTACGTTCAGGCTAAATCCGCACCCTACAGCAGTGAACCTTGTGTCCAAGAATGGCAGGCGCAGAAAAAAGCCAACCGCGAATACCTCAATGCGATGGAACTGGAAGAACAGGACACCGGCGAGCGTCTGTCACTGGCGGATAAGGTGAACGGCAGTATTGCTAACCCGGCTATCCGGCGCGCTGAATTAATGGTGCGTATGCGTGGCTTCGAAGACCTAGCAAAGCTGGAAGGGCTAGCCGGTGATTTCTATACACTTACCGCACCATCCGCTTATCACTCAACACAAAAGAGCGGGCGCCGTAACGATAAATTCAACGGTTCTTCCCCTCGTGATACCCAGCGCTATCTCTGTAAGGTGTGGTCAAAAACCCGCGCCGCATGGAAACGCAAGGGTATTCGTGTCTTTGGTTTTCGGGTCGTTGAACCTCACCATGACGCCACGCCGCACTGGCATCTGTTGCTGTTTATGCGCCCTGAGCATGCTGAGCTGGCGCGCGCCATTTTCCGTAAATATGCGCTGAAAGAAGATGGCGGCGAAGCGGGCGCAGAAGAGAACCGTTTTAAGGTCGTACCGATTGAGGAAGAACAGGGCAGCGCCACCGGCTATATCGCCAAATACATCAGCAAAAATATCGACGGTTATGCCCTGGACGATGAGAAAGACGAGGAAACCGGCGAGCCGCTAAAAGATATGGCGCGCCGTGTCAGTGCCTGGGCGTCCCGCTGGGCTATTCGTCAGTTCCAGCAGATTGGCGGCGCACCGGTGACCGTTTACCGGGAACTGCGCAGGCTGCGGGATCGCGAGCTGGTTTTACATCCAGAGATTGCCGAAGCGCATACCGCTGCGGATGAAGGGAACTGGGCTGGGTATGTTACGGCGCAGGGCGGCCCGCTTGTTGCCCGCGACTGTTTGCGCGTCCGGCTGAGTTATGACGTTACCGAAAATGGCAATATTTACGGCGATGACGTGTCCAGAATTTCCGGAGTTTACAGCCCGTTTAAGGGCGAAACATCCCTGATTTTAACCCGCATATCACAGTACAAAATCGTGCCGAAGCGTAAGCAGGATGACGCTTCCGGTTTTGATTTTGACTTTTCAGGCGGCAGCGCCGCCCCTCGGAGTTCTGTCAATAACTGTACGCGGGAGCCGCGAACGGTTAAAAAAAATACACTTCAGGAAAGCACCGTCACATATGACGGTGCTAGTTGTGCTATTGATTACGATTCCCTGACGCGGAAGGAAAGAAAGGTAGTGGCGGCCCGGCTATCCGCTGAGTTCAAAGCGGAACAGCAGCGCAAACGAGAGCGGCACAAACAGCAGCCGGTATTGCGCCAGCCTGGCGAACGGGCTGAAAAAATCCGCGAATTTGCCAGCTCCATCGGCTGGGATATCGGAGAAACAGAAGTTGGCCTGTTGCTGGCAGGTCAGCGTATTGCGCTGGACGGTGTTTTCTATGTCGCCCGCAGTGACGGCGCACTCTACAGAACGCGGGAAAAACTCCCGCAATCCACTGCGACCACGGTTAATACCTGGATAACGCGGTTGCAGTCGGCTTATCAAAATCAGGGTCAGAAATAACCATGTGGTACCAAAAGCCCTTCATGGTCATTTCCGATCGTGCTGGCCATTTCATAGAGTAAGACCATTTTTAACCATGCTGCAGAAGAAACGGAGATAAAAACGATGAGCTATCTGGGAAGCAAGGCCGCGAGCGGCGTATATCAGAAAATTATCGCGCAAATGCCACCGCATGATACGTACATCGAAACACACCTGGGCGGTGGTACGGTAATGCAGCGCAAGCCGCCTGCGTTACGCAACGTGGGGATTGATCTGGATGCGGAGGCACTACAAAACTTCGTTTTCACACATCAACTTTCACATGTGAGCCTGGTAAACTGTGACGCAATTGATTATCTGAAAGCGTTTGATTTTGCCAGCGCCGGTCGCGTTTTGGTTTACGCCGATCCGCCCTATCTACCGGAAACGCGCACCAGTAATGCACGCTATCGTTACGAATACACGTTAGAAGAACATCGGCGTTTGCTTTCCTGTCTTCTGAGCCTGCCGGAAAATGTGAACATCATTTTATCCGGCTATCCCTCCGGGCTTTATGACGCAATGCTGCCTGAATGGCGCACCTGTGAATTTCAGGCAATGACGCGCGGCGGGGTCAGAACGGAAAAGCTATGGATGAACTTTTCAGAAGGTCGGGCATATACCCATACTTTCGCAGGTAAAGATTACAACGACAGAAACCGCATTAAGCGTAAGGCCAGACGCTGGCAGGAAAAGTACGCAGCGCTTCCAGCCGCAGAGCGTCTTGCGATCATGACCGCCCTAAATGAAATTGATGCATCATCATAATTTCAAAGAGTTATCAGTTTAAGAATATATCAATGATGTTCGTAGTTTTTGACTGGAACCACTTTTAAATTTTTCTCATAACGTGATACTGTATATTTATACAGTAATCCTATCGGGAGGGATTTCATGGTTGTTGAAGAAGTCAGCCGTACCCAGCACAAATGGGCTTGCGTGCAATTCATTGCGGAAGTTTCGTTGTTAGCAAACTGCAAGCCGTCTGATCTGAAGTTGGCACTAAGCCTTATTGCCGATTTAGCAAACGGCGAAAATCAGGGTGCTCAAAATGAAATTTTTTACAAAGCCGACTAAGTTGGCGGGTGCGTCTGATGAAAAAATTAGCCAGAGCGATCCCTTTCCATGTCATGCATGTCTATGCTGCATGAAAATGAAGGATCCAAAAAGGATCGTTACTCCCTTCACCCGCCTTCTCTGGCGGGCTTTCTCTATGCTCATGCACCCGCATGAAAACCCATACACAAAGCGGGCAGGCGTGGCGGGGCTACGAGCGCGCGCAAAGATAATAAATTCTTACCACTACAAATAGTATCCCAAAAAAAAATAGCCCCCATATATAGCCATCTATACAAAATGGAGGATGACTATGTTTCATTTTGAACTTTTCAGCTATATTATGTCTAAAAAAGTGTCTAATTAAGAGGAGTCATTGATGAGCGGCAGATACTTGAAAGCTCCACTATCATATGTAGTGGCAAGATTATCAACGAGTGCTTTGGCAGATCTAAAGGCAGAGCAAAATATTGATTTGCAGCAGTCATTATCGCTATTGGGTTACATACATAAAGAAACAGCCAGTATGAACCAAATAAATATTGATACATTAAGTTCTGCATTTAATAAAGATGAATTACTGACTCAGGTTAAAAGAGTTTGCTATCTGGATGTACACAGAAAAAAATCAATAGTTTATGATTCAAATTCTATTGAATTTAGGACAACATCATATACTAAGTACGATGATTTTATGAGCGACTTTGAAAATGTAAGGATGGCATTTATGGATGCTGTGCCAGCTTATAGAAAAGCCATCGTAAACGAAGTAGTTCTATCTTACGTTGATATAATTGTTCCGGCCGAGGGTTATGAGTTAAAGGATTTTTTTTATAAGGGTGAAAATTCTCTCCCGTTAAATTCTTTTGGTCAACGAGATAGTTCTTTAGCTTTAGCAAAGACCGAACTGAATGAAATTATAGATTCTATGCATCGTGTTTTTATATCAATTGAACAGTTGCCTCAAAAAGTTCGACGCTTTGTACCAGAGTCTATGGTTGAACCAGAGCAAAAATTTGCTATGCCCATAGAGTTGAATTACGAGCCTAATGCCGAAAGTGAAGAACCATATGCTGTAATATCCACGCAAGCAGCGCAACTTTATCAAGAAAAATTCTTAGGGGAAACAAAATGTTCAGAATTATTTGATGATTCGCATAAAAGTTGCGGTGAGTGTTTTAAACTGTTAATTAATCGGGACGTTTGTAATATTGTTTGGGAATATCGTGACAGATAAGGGGGAAGTATGGGTGCCTTAGCAATCAATCCTGCCATTGACCGGCCTGATTACTTAAATTTATATAGAAACTCTTGTGGAAAAGAGTTGGGCAGCTCGCAAAAAAGTGGGCATTATAATCCTCGAGCTAATAATCACTATAGCAATGAATATTTGCAAGAGATCTTGCTTAAAAAACCAAACATGAGCGGGCATGATAGTTCTCGAGCTAATAATCACTATATCAATGAATATGCGCAAAACATCTTTGTTAAAAACCTTAACCCGTTTAGAGTTTTCGCAAATAAAAATCATACCTATAATATTGTTACATTTACGTCTTTGTCAGGTTTGTCTGAACATTTTGGTAAAACATTCGAGGTAGAGTTACAGAGTAGGAGTGAATGCGTATATTCTTTAAGTGATATGTTAACTACAATAAAGCGTGTTTTTGGTCTTTCGACAACAAACGTTGCTTCTATCGTAGGAGTATCTCGTGCCACAATATATAACCATATTTCCTCTGGTTCAGCTGAACTTAATGAATATGAAAATCTTTTTTATCTAGCAAAGAAAGTAGAAGAAAAAGGTTGGGATATAAGTAGAGGGCTTAAATCGGTCATGATCGATGGCAAAACCTTGCTTAAATATCTTAGTTCAAAGCCATTGGATGAAGAAAAGGTTTTACGAGTCTGTGAAGCTATTTCTAAAAAGCTAGAAAGCATCTCAGTAGCAGAAACCCCTTCAGTTTTTGAAGAGAAGTTAGCTGCTATTATAAGTGTTAAATAACTCCTGAGGTGATCAATGCATACTTTGATAGATTTGGGAATTAAGCAGTTTGTTTACCTTCCTCTGGAATGTTTCAGCGAAGGTTTTTATCATGAGCTATCAAATTGCCGAGCTCTTCCTGAATATCGAGAGAAAAAAACCAAATGCACTGATTATATTCTTGTTTTAAGTCAAGATTGCGATATTGACAGTGCCTCTTTCAAATATATCGAACTGCTAGTTTTCAGAAAAGCTAAAGAAAGAGATGTTAAAAACGGAACATCTATTGAATATGCCAGAAGTGTTCATAAAATCCTTTTGAAAGACAGAGAGAATTTTCTTTTGAGGAAAGATGAAACCAGTCTCGTTTCTAAAGCTAGCTTATTAAAAGAATTAGAGGCTATAAAAGAGAAAGGTAAGGAACTCCCTCTATGTGATTTTGAGATTGAAAATAACAGAAGCATTTTACTTTCATGGTTAGTTAATTACTATGCAAGAAGGCCATTGCCTGATGCTTTTAATCAAGATTTATTTGGTAATTATATAAAAAACCCCGATGGGCACCCTTTGCAGCAGTTTCTGCTAAATTATTATAAAGAAATAGCTGATATACACGTATTTATATATCCCATGGATAATGAAAACGCGGAAAAATATGATGTAACGATTACTGCGCTATTACATCAAAGCTGCTCTGAGTATAAAGCCCAAGAGATTAAAGAGCAGTTGCGAAAAATTATAGACGGTATCCATGCTGATAAAAACAGGTTGAACATGATGCAGTCTACAATGATATCCTTGCATGCTGACGCTATTATGGAGTATGTATTAATGCCAGATGAATTTTCTAGGAAGGATGAAATTAACACAAGGCGACTGACATTAGATTTTTTATGCTGGATGCCTAAAGATGAAGAAATTTGAGCCCTGACGGTGTCAGGGCTGGTTGTACAAATTATAAATTTCAATCAAAATTCATAATTTTCGAACTTTATAACATGCTCACCTAACCATTCATTAACTTCTATTAATTTCTTTTGTAATGGTATAAGTTCATTGCGAACAAAAACCCGACTGGCTTTTTCGACATCTCCGAATCCACCCGTGTTGTTTGGAATAATACCCATCAATTGAGGAGGTACTCGGTGCGCAGCTAACATGTCATCACGTGAAACATTTTTGATATTCATAAACTCATCTTTAGCTGCTACTTCTGACAATGGAATTATTTGAATACCATCTTTCTTCCCGTTCGGGCTGTAGATAAAGAGATTGCGGAAATTGCCCGGCCCCTTTGATTTTTTCAACGCTTCGCGGATATTATCTACATCTTGCTGATTAGCAGCTGGGTCGCTCATATACATAATGAATCCTGCATGCGAGCCATTCAGGTAATACTTGCGGCGAAAAAGCGTGGCTGACTCGTTAAGTAATGTGGACGGTATACCGGATAAATACTCCGGCAGCCCATAAATTTCTTGGTTTAAATCCGGCTCCATCAAGTGAAACACCTTCCCATTTTTGAACTGATAAGGTTCTTTGTCATATCCGTACTGAACAAACCAGTAGGTATCCAAATCAATCCCACGACGGGTGAACTTAGCAAGAGAAGGTTCAAGGCTTAAAGTTTGACCCAAGCGGTTAACACGTAGCTCAAGGTAGGCATTACCGAACACCAAAAAATCCTGGACGAAACGCGAGAAAGCCTGTGGTGATAGCAACGGATGAGGGATAAATGTACTTGTCAAAATGTTACGTTTTACCTGAATGGCGCTACTGTGATGCACAGCAGCCCGATATGTGCGCGCCAGCCCGTCCAGACTGATGGGCGGTTCATACCACCGGTCCACCTGGACGCATTCCAGATAATCCATCAGCTCCCGGCGATCTAATACGGGAACTGGCTCACCGAATGAAAACGCCTCCGCGTGTGCGCCGCCGGATTGTTCCGTCATGTTGACCTGCTGGCTGCCCGGCGCTTTGCGGTTTTTGCGATTACCCATTAAAAAATCTCCACGATATTGCTGTTGTTAACGGTGGTGCCTTCCAGTGGTTCATTGAACAGCGCATGCATGGTCGCCCAGGCCAAATCGGCGTGGCTGGCTTCCTCGCTGCGGCTGGCTTCATAAGTCGGACGATTACCGCTGGCTGTGGTGGCGCGGCGAATGGCCATGAAGGATTGCGCGATATCAGTCAGACCCGCGTCATATTCCAGACGGCGGTGGCAGATTATGTCGTATGCCTTCAGGACCAGGGCGTTTTTCACGTTCGGGTTGTAAACAAACTCGCGGGCCGCCGGGAAGAACTGCTTAACGGATTTGTAAACACCATCGCCCACGCCGGTGGAGTCGATGCCGATATAAGTCACATTGTATTTTTTCGTCAGTTCTTCGATAGCCTTCGCCTGGGCGCGGAAGTCCATGCCGCGCCACTGGTGGCGTTCAAGGATGCGGAACTTACCACCCGGTACATCCGGCGGCGCAATAACCACGCACCCGGCGCTGTCGCCGTTCTGGGTTCCCTTTGCCGGGTCGTAACCAATCCAGACCGGACGCCAGCCAAACGGGCGGATCATCAGCGGTTCGAAGTCGTTCCACACTTCCCAGCTGTCCACCATGCAGCCCTGCATCAGCGCCAGCGGGAACACCGACGCCAGGTCATCCACAAACTGGCACATCAGCAGGTTCTGGAATTCGTCCGGGCTGTATTCCAGGCTGAGCTGGTCGAGGTCGAACAGGTTGCAGCCGCCGCGCACCGCGTCTTCAATGGTAACAATCTGGCGGAACTGGCCGTCCGGGCAGAGCGCGCCGGGTGACAGGTGGGCGTGAGACAGGTCGATCTCCACCCGGTCCGCTTTGGCGCGGCCCTTGTTGAACAGCGCACCGGACCAGAAAGGGTACGCGCTGTGAGTCAGGCTGGACGGAGTTGAAAAATAGGTCTGCCGCCATTTTTTATGCAGCGCCATCCCGGAGGCGACCTTGCGCAGCTCCTGGAATTTTGGGATCCAGAAATATTCATCCAGGTACAGGTTACCGTGGTAACTCTGGGCGGTGCGGGCGTTGGTCCCCAGGAAATACAGCGTGGCCCCGTTGCTGAGCGTCATCGGGTCGCCCTTCAGTTCAACTTCCACCTCGCGGGCAAATTCAATGATGTACTGTTTGAAAACGTGGGCCTGTGCCTTACTGGCTGAAAGAAAAATCTGGTTGCGCCCGGTGATAAGCGCATCAATCAGCGCCTCGCGGGCAAAATAATAGGTCGCGCCAATCTGGCGGGATTTAAGCAGGTTGCGGATGCGGTGAATTTTGCCCGCTTCCCACCACTGCCGCTGGTAGTCAAACGCGGAGCCGTGGAAAATCTCTTCCAGCTTCTCGATCTGCTCGTCGGAAAACACATTCTTTTCCGGCGGCTTGCGCGGGCCTTTGTTACGGTTGGCTACTTTCGGGTTCAGGTCGGCTTCATTGCCGCCGTTATTAAATTTCCCGATGCGCGCCTGCTGCACCGCCTGGCGGGACAGTAAATCAATTTCCTTGTAGTCCTTCCCTTCCTTCTGCTCCTTCATGACGAGCTGGCAGTAGCGCGCCGCCGTGGTGAGCTGCATCTGATCCAGTGGGCCTATGTCAGCCCACTTGTCACGCTTTTTCCAGCTGTGAACGGTCGCGGGTTTCTCTCCCAGCATTTCAGCAATGCGGGCGATACGGATACCACTGAAATACAGGAACATGGCCTGTTTTCGTGGGTCGAGGTCTGAACTGATGGGCGTCGTATTCATGCCGCCAGACTACGGCCCCGCGCGCGTCTTCTCCGCTTCCGGCTGTTGTGCCATTTCCGGCACAATGCCGCCACGTTGTTTCGCCGTCCGCGCCCCGCAACCATAAAGGCTCACAAGTCGTTATGAATTAACCGGAGCCGGAAACATGGCAAAAAAAGCAAAGCGTTTTCGTGTCGGGGTGGAAGGTGCCACCACAGACGGGCGCAATATCGAGCGCGACTGGCTGACCCAGATGGCCGCGAATTACGATCCGCAGGTTTACACCGCCCTGATTAATGTCGAGCACATCAAAGGTTTCACGCCGGACAGCCCATTCCGCCGCTTCGGGAAGGTTGACCGCCTGGAAGCTGAAGAAATTACCGACGGCAAACTGGCGGGAAAAATGGCGCTGTATGCCTGGATTTCCCCGACGGACGATCTGGTCGCCATGACCGGCAAAATGCAGAAGCTGTTCACGTCCATGGAAGTGAACGTCAGCTTTGCAGACAGCGGCGAAGCCTATCTGGTTGGCCTGGCGGTCACTGACGATCCGGCAAGCCTCGGCACCGAAATGTTGCAGTTCAGCGCAGGCGCGGCAAACAGCCCGCTCGCCAGCCGCAAACTGGCCGCCGGTAACCTGTTCACGGCTGCTGAAGAAACCCTCATCGAATTTGAAGACGAGCCGGAAGAAAAGCCGAATCTCTTCACCCGCGTTAAAGAATTGCTGACCCGTAAATCCGCTGACGATAAGGCGAAGTTTGCCGACGTGCATCAGGCCGTGGAAGCGGTGGCGCAGGAGCACCAGACCCTGTCCGCCACCGTGGAAGGACTCGGCACCGTGCAGACCGGCTTTTCTGCCCGCCTGGATGAAATGCAACAGGCCATTGAATCCGGTCGTGCGGAGCTGGTCAGCCTGCGCGAAAAACTTTCCGCTGAAGACAGCCGCAGCGACCGCCGCCCGACAGGCACCGGCGGGAACGGTAGCGCTGAACAACTCACTAACTGCTGACGGAGTTCCAGCACAATGAAAAAAACCACCCGCTTTAAATTCAATGCATATCTGACCCAGCTCGCCGCGCTGAACGGCGTTGCGGTGTCGGATATCGCATCGAAATACACCGCTGAGCCATCCGTTGCGCAGACGCTGGAAACAAAAATCCAGGAGTCATCAGGCTTCCTGCAAAAAATCAACATCATCCCGGTGGATGAGCAGTCCGGCGAGCGTCTGGGGCTGGGCATCGGTGCCTCCATTGCCGGAACCACCGACACCACCCAGAAAGAGCGCGAACCCACCGATCCGACCTATATTGACGGCGAAGGGTACAAATGTACCCAGACCAACTACGACACGGCGCTGCCGTATTCGAAGCTGGACCTGTGGGCCAAATTTCAGGACTTCCAGACCCGCATCCGCGATGCGATTGTTCTGCGCCAGGCACTGGACCGCATCATGATCGGCTTTAACGGCGTGAAGCGTGAAAAGACGTCGAACCGTGTGACTAACCCGCTGTTGCAGGACGTCAACATCGGCTGGCTGGAGAAAATCCGCCAGGAAGCACCGGTTCAGGTACTGGATAAAATCGTCAGTGAAGGCCAGGTGATCTCCCCGAAAATCCGCATCGGCACCGGTGGCGACTTCGCCAACCTGGACGCACTGGTGCTGGGCGCAGTGAGTGAAAAAATTGCGCCGTGGTATCAGGAAGACACTGAACTGGTGGTGGTCTGTGGCCGCTCGCTGCTGGCTGACAAGTATTTCCCGATTGTGAACCGCGACCAGCCCAACTCGGAAACGCTGGCGGCGGACCTCATCATCAGCCAGAAACGCATCGGCAACCTGCCCGCCGTGCGCGTTCCGTTCTTCCCTGCGAACGCCATGCTGATCACCCGCCTGGATAACCTGTCCATCTACTGGCAGGACGGCACCCGCCGCCGCTCGGTTATCGACAATCCGAAGCGTGACCGCGTGGAGAATTTCGAATCCGTCAATGAAGCCTATGTGGTCGAGGATTACGACGGCGTCTGCCTGATTGAAAACATCGAGATGCTGGCCGCTCAGGGGAATGGTTCATCCGGCGCGCTGACTGCCGACAACATCCAGGCGCTGGTCGCGGCTGCGGTTCAGGGCGTGATCGATGGTCAGAACGCCGCAGGCGGCACCGGGGCGTGATCATGAACCCTTTCCGCGCCCACACGCAGTATATCCAGGCTAAGGAGGCCGCCCGCGAGGGCGGCAGCCACAGCGGGGCGAGCGGCTACAACATGATGTTGTTGCAGCTCACCGAACACCGCCGCCGCCTGAAGGGGATCCAGTCAACCGAGCGTAAGTGCGAGCTGAAACGGGAATTTCTGCCGCTCTATGCCGGGTGGATTGCCGGGTTGCTGGAGGCGGATTCCGCACCGCAGGACGACGTGGCGATGTACCTGATGATCTGGCGCATTGATGCCGGTGACTACACCGGCGCGCTGGATATCGCCCGCCATGCCCTGAAGCATGGCTGGGTGATGCCGCAGCGTTTCAACCGCACCACGGCAACGGCTGTTGCTGAAGAGTTTGCCGATGCCGCGATGCGCGCCTTTGCTGATGGCGGCACCTTCAACGCCGCGCTTCTGACGCAGGCGCTGGCGCTGGTCGAATCCCACGATATGCCGGACCAGTCCCGTGCCCGTCTTCACAAGGCGCTGGGCTATGCCCTGCGGGATAACGATCAGGCCGTCGCCGCGCTGAACCACCTTAAACGCGCCCTGCAACTGGATAACAACAGCGGTGTGAAAACCGACATTAAGCAACTGGAATCCCGGTTGCGAAAAGCCGCCAACGGCTGACGAATCGTGCCAACGCGCGGGGCGGCACGGGGTGGCGACAGGTTTCTGAGCCGCATCAAAACCCCGTCCACCGCCCAACTTTTGGGAGTATCAGAAAATGAAATTCGTTTCACCGGAGCCGGTGAAGGACGGCGCGCAGGACACCATCCCAAACACATTTTTCTGGCCTGCAATCAGTCTGTCGAAATTCCGGGAGGACATGCGGACCGATGGCACCGTTACGCCGGAACGGCTGCGCCAGGCACTGCTTACCGCCATGGCGGAAGTAAATGCCGACCTGTACGACTTTCGGGAAAAGCAACAGAACCGAGGATGCGCAGATTTAAACAGCGTACCGGCTGAGATTATCGACGGCGAAAGCCAGCGGGTATTGCTCTACCGCAGGGCGGTGTTTTGCTGGGCAAAGTCCAACCTGGTCGAACGTTACCGCGATTATGACGCGACCGGCGAAGGCAAAAAAAAGGCGGATGAGTATGCCCAGACGGCAGACGAACTGATGCGGGATGCCCGCTGGGCTATTTCCCGTTTGCAGGACTTACCACATATGACGGTGGAGCTTATCTGATGAAAGTCCGGGCGCAACAGAATGACACGGTTGACGCCATCTGCTGGCGTTATTACCGGCGCTCGCAGGGCATGACGGAAGCTGTCCTGAATGCCAACCCCGGACTCGCGGAGCGGGGGCCGATCCTGCCGCACGGGCTGGAAATTGAACTGCCCGAACAGGTGCCGGCGGCTGTCGCCCGGACCATTCAACTCTGGGAGTGATGATGAGTATTGAGCGGATGATGTCGGCGCTGACCTATTTCATCGCGCTGTTTCTGGCCTGGCTGGGTGATTTCTCGCTTCAGGATCTGGGAACGGTGCTTGCCATGGTGCTGGGTGTGGCGGCGTTCGCGCTGTCCTGGTATTACCGGCGCAAAACCTACCAGTTACTGGCCGCCGGGGCGATCAGTCGGGAGGAATATGAACGCGCAAATCGTTAAACGCTGTGTGATTGGCGTGGTGCTGGCGATTGCCGCCACACTGCCGCAATTCCAGTTACTGAAAACCTCGCCGCAGGGACTGGAGCTGATTGCAGATTATGAAGGCTGTCGGCTTACCCCGTACCGCTGCGCCGCCGGTGTATGGACTAACGGGATCGGGCATACCGAAGGCGTCGTGCCGGGGAAAACCCTCAACGAGCACCAGGTGGCCGGGAATCTCGTCAGCGACGTGTTACGGGTGGAAAAGGCGCTGGCGGTCTGCGCGCCGGTGGACATGCCGCCGCAGGTATATGACGCAATGGTCAGCCTGGCGTTTAACGTCGGCACCGGCGCGGTGTGCCGCTCCACGATGGTGTCGTTTATCAAACGTCACCAGTGGTCGCAGGCGTGTGATCAACTGTCACGCTGGGTCTACGTCAACGGCGTGAAAAACAATGGGCTTGAAAACCGCCGCGCGCGGGAAAAGGCGTGGTGCTTAAAAGGAGTGAATCCATGAAACGTAAAGTGATTTCTTTTGTGCTGGATGTGGTGCTGACGCTGATGCTGGTCGCGGGGCTGCTGAAACCGGAAAGTGTGGCGGTGAATTTTGTGGTGGCGTGGGCCTGGCTGGGTTGTGCGCTGATGCTGACAGCTGTCACAACGGGCATTGCTGGCCATGTTATCTGGTACGTGTTTGAAAAGGGCAAAGTACCGGATGCGGAATCGCAGGCGCTGAAAGCAGTGCGCGCCATTTTCAACCCGGATATTTCCCCGCTGCGCCGGTGGTGGTCCTGGGCAATGTTTGCCGCAATTGTGGTCTGCCTCATTAATGCGGGCTGGCTGGTTGTGGCGATTGTTTATCTGTTCTGCGCTGTGGCCTTCCGGTTTACCGCCTCGGTTTATCGTCAGCTAATGGCGGATGCACCATGCACCGTGGCGTAGTGGTTTTACTGGCAGCGCTTGCCACCGCGCTGGCTTTTCTGGGTTGGCGACTTAATGAAGCGCACCAGGCTATCGGCAGCCGTGACCGGGATATTAAGGCGCTGTCTGAAAAACTGAGCGACAAAAATAGCCAGCTTCAGGCCGTGGACATGATGGCCCGGATGAATGACGCCTATCAGGCCAGGCTTCAGCGCAACACGGAAGCCATTCACGCGGCGGCCGCAGAACGTCAGGCAATGATTAAGGGGGTGATCCGTGGAAGTGAAGAGAATGCGCGCTGGGCTGATGCTCCTTTGCCTGCTGATGTTATCCGCCTGCAAAACCGCCCCGCCATTACCGGTGGCGCAGGTTATCAGGATTTCCTGTCCGGCGGTGACCCGCTGCCAGCTCCCGGCGAGTAACCCGACAAACAACGGTGAACTGCTGGAAGCCAAAGAAACAGCGGAAACCGCCTGGGGGCTGTGTGCCGCTAAGGTGGATATGATCGTGGACTGTCAGGAGAAACTCAGTGAAAAAGCCCGATTCCCTGCGCCAGTCCATCAGTGAAGGTCTGGAGTTTCTGAAGAAAAACCCTGATGCCCTGCATTTGTTTGTGGATGAGGGGACTGTGGTCAGTACCGGCGTACCGGCTCCCGGATGGGAATACCGCTACACGCTGAATGTGGTGGTAACGGATTATGCCGGGGATCCGAATCTGCTGATTGCTGTTGTGTGTAACTGGCTCGCCACACATCAACCCGATGCGCTGAACAACTCTGAACTGCGGGAAAAACTCTTCCGGTTTGAGGTGGATATTCTGAATAACGATCTCTGTGATATCGCCATTTATCTGGCGCTGACGGAGCGCGTCATTGTCACGGTTGAGAACGGACTGGCAGTAGTGGAAGCCGTCCCGGAACCTGCCAGCCCGGAAGGCGACTACTGGATCCGCCATGGCTGAATTTAAAGAAATTGAAGGGTGGCTGGATGCGCTGATAGCCCAGCTTGAACCGGCGCAGCGGCGAAAACTGTTGCGGGATGTCGCAACAAAAATCAGGCAACAACAACAACAGAATATCAGGATGCAGAAAAACCCGGACGGCAAAGCCTACGAGCCACGACGGGTATCAGGACGCGCCAAAAAGGGCCGCGTACGTCGCCAGATGTTCACCAAACTGCGCACCGTTCGGTATATGAAAACCCGCGTGACGGCCAGCACGGCTGAGGTTGGGTTTGATGCAAGAGCGCAGCGTATCGCCCGTGTTCATCACTACGGCCTGCGTGATCGGGTAAGGCCAGGTGGTCCGCAGGTGACTTATGCACGGCGTGAACTGCTCGGCATAACTGATGCATCAGAGGAACTGATAAGTGACCTGATTATTGCGCATCTTGCGCGCTGATTGTCTGGTGACTGAGACAACAGCCGGGACTAAGCGCCACGCGGTAACAATGGAAAACTGATGACATGAAAACAGATTTTACCCTTGCCGAACTTTACCGCCTGCTCCTTAACCTTATCCGAAAAGGAGTGGTGACCGAGGTGGACGCCGAAAACTGGCAGTGCCGCGTCCAGACCGGCGACCTCGAAACCAACTGGCTTAACTGGCTGACCCTTCGCGCCGGTAAATCCCGCACATGGTGGAAACCGTCCGTAGGCGAACAGGTTCTGCTACTGGCGGTGGGTGGCGAGTTAACCACGGCGTTTGTTCTGCCTGGCATTTATTCCGATGCCTGCCCCCCGCCGTCCACGTCAGAGGACGCAATGGTAACCGCGTTCCCGGATGGCGGCTGGATTGAATATGAGCCGGAAACCGGGCGCTATCAGGTTAAAGCCGGGGCAAATATCGTTTTTGAAGCGCCGGAAAGCATAGCCATCAAAACAGCATTGCTGGATATCGACGCGGGACAGACCGTGATCAACGGTGACGTTACCCAGAGCGGCGGCGCATTATCTTCCAATGGTGTTGTTCTGGATGCTCACGCCCACATCGGCGTAATCAAGGGCGGCGATAAAACGGGCGGGCCAGTCTGATGATGTATATGGGGATGAATCAACGGACCGGCGAAGCCATTACGGATATCGATCATATCCGCCAGTCCGTGCGGGACATTCTTACCACCCCGGTCGGTTCCCGGATTTATCGCCGGGAATATGGCTCGCTGTTTTTATCGCTGATTGATGATCCGACGAACCCGGCGACAAAACTCAGGGTAATGGCGGCAACCTACAGCGCGATTAACCGCTGGGAACCGCGTATCCGGTTAGACAGCGTCACGCTGGAAACCACCATGGACGGTGAAATGGTCGTGGAGCTTAGCGGCTATCGTGATGACGGTTCCGCTGTGAGCTTAAGTGTTCCGATGGGGAATAATTTATGAGTGCCGTTGATCTTTCATCCCTGCCCGCGCCGCAAATTATTGATGTGCCGGACTTTGAAGCGCTGCTTACTGCGCGTAAGGCGCGTCTGGTATCGCTTTACCCTGCTGAATTGCAGGAAGCGGTTGCCCGTGCGCTGGAACTGGAATCCGAACCGCAACTAAAAATCCTTCAGGAAAACTGCTACCGGGAAATTCTGCTGCGTCAGCGCATCAATGAAGCAGTGCAGGCGGTCATTATTGCCCGTTCCGGCGGCGGAGATCTGGACAACCTGGTCGCCAACTTTAATGTGCAGCGTCTGGTCGTCACGCCAGCGGATGAAACCGCCGTTCCGCCGGTTCCGGCTGTCATGGAGAGCGACGAGGATTTACGCCAGCGCGCGCCGGAAGCGTTCGAAGGTTTATCCGTGGCGGGGCCAGAAGCGGCGTATAACTTCCACGCCCGCAGTGCTGACGGGAGGGTAGCCGATGCATCCACGGTCAGCCCGTCTCCCGCTGCGGTGGTGGTGACCGTGCTGTCCCATGAGGGTAACGGGCAGGCCAGCCAGGCGCTGCTGGATATTGTAGCCAGCAAGCTGAGCGCCGAAACCATCCGCCCGCTGGGCGACCGGCTGACCGTTCAGTCCGCCGCTATCACTGAATACCGGGTGGCGGCAAAGCTGCACCTGTTTGATGGCGTGGTGGCTGGTCCCTGTCTGGCGGCAGCAAAGAACAATCTTACTGCCTATCTGCTGGAGCAAAAGAAGCTGGCGCGCAGTATCCGGCGCGATAACTACAAGGCTGTGCTGCGTGTGGCCGGGGTGGACTGGGTGGAGCTGCTGGAGCCTGCAGCCGATGTGCTGATGGATAAGTCACAGTCGGGATACTGCATCGCCACAGATATCACCATTGCCGGGGATGCCAATGAGTAGCCTGTTGCCGCCGGGATCGTCCGCGCTGGAGCGTCGTCTTGCTGAAGCCTGCGGCGATATCAGCACCGTTCCGGTGCCGTTGCGCGAACTGTGGAACCCGGACACCTGCCCGGAACACCTGCTGCCCTGGCTTGCCTGGTCGTTCTCTGTTGACCGCTGGGATGAGGCCTGGCCGGTAGCGGTGAAACGCCAGGTTGTGCGCGATGCGTATTTCATCCACCGTCAGAAAGGCACCATTGCCGCCGTGCGCCGTGTGGTGGAGCCGTTCGGCTTTCTTATCCGGGTGATCGAGTGGTGGCAGTCCGGTGAAACGCCGGGAACCTTTCGCCTTGATATTGGCGTTCAGGACCAGGGCATCACGGAAGAAACCTACCAGGAACTTGAGCGACTGATAGCGGGCGCAAAGCCGGTCAGCCGTCATCTGGTTGGCCTGTCCATAAACTTGCAGACCAGCGGCAGCGTTATCACCGGCGCGGCCAGCTATCAGGGCGATGAGCTGACTGTTTATCCCTACTTTGCTGAAGCTATCAGCGTGGGCGGCCCGGCAGTGTCCGGCGCTGCCATCCATTTGATTGATGAGATGAGCGTAAATCCATGACGGCAAAATATTATGCAATCCTGACCACGCTGGGTGCCGCGAAACTGGCTAACGCCATGGCGCTGGGAACGAAACTGGAAATTACCACCATGGTCGTGGGTGATGGTGGCGGCGTACTGCCGACACCGGACGCCAATCAGACTGCCATTGTCGGCGAACAGCGGCGCGCCCCGATTAACATGCTGAGCATTGACCCGGCGAACCCCGGACAGATTATTGCTGAACAGGTTATCCCGGAGAATGAAGGCGGCTTCTGGATCCGCACTATCGGTCTGTACGATAAGGACGGGACGCTGATTGCGGTGGCAAACTGCCCGGAAACCTATAAGCCGCAGTTACAGGAGGGAAGCGGTCGCACCCAGACCATCCGCATGATCCTGATTGTGTCGAACACCGACGCTATCACGCTGAAAATTGACCCGGCGGTCGTGCTGGCAACCCGTAAATATGTGGATGATAAGGTCATTGAAGTTAAGGCGTATGCCGATGAGCTGATGGCCGCGCACCTTGCCTCCGCTAACCCACATAATCAGTACGCGCCGAAAGCCTCCCCTGCCCTGACCGGGACGCCAACCGCGCCGACACCAGTTAAAACGGACAACACAACCAAACTTGCCACCACTGCGCATGTGAAACAGGTTGTGGCGGATTATGCGCCGCTGGCAAACCCAGCGCTTACCGGTAAACCGACAGCCCCGACGGCGGCGCAGACGTCAAACGACACGCAGCTCGCGACTACGGCATTTGTGAAAGCGGCTATCACAGCGCTGATTGATTCCTCACCGGCGGCAATGGACACGCTGAACGAACTGGCCGCCGCGCTGGGTAACGATCCGAACTTTGCCACAACCATGACAAACTTGCTGGCCGCAAAAGCGCCGCTGGCAAGCCCGGCAATGACGGGAACGCCGACGGCACCGACGGCAGCGCAAACCGTCAACAATACACAGCTCGCGACCACGGCATTTGTGAAAACCGCAGTGGCCGCCCTGCTGGCAAGCCCGGCGTTTACAGGCACGCCGACGGCCCCGACTGCCGCGCAGACTGTGAATAACACACAGATTGCTACCACGGCCTTTGTTAAGGCGGCTGTGGCGGCCCTGGTGGATTCCTCACCGGCAGCACTCGACACGCTGAACGAACTGGCCGCCGCGCTGAATGACGATCCGAATTTTGCGGCAACCATGACAGCGGAACTGTCCAAAAAAATGGATAAGGCCAGTAACGGGGCGGATATACCGGATGTTGCGGCGTTTCTCAATAACCTTGGTTTAAAAGAAGCTGCGAAGCGGGCAGTAGGCACCGGAGCGGGCCAGATCCCTGACATGTCATTTTTTTCGCTGGCAATGGGCCAGACGGGATATCAGAAATTACCGTCAGGAATGATTATTCAGTGGGGTACGGTTGCTATGGATGGAAATGGTAATGCCTTTGCAACATTACCAACTGCATTCCCGTCAAGTATTCACGGAGGCTTAGGTAGTGAGGGGTCTCCATCTGGTTGGACTGCTAATTCATGCGTGGTTGTTGCGGTTGACATTGCACAATCATCAAAAACAGTCGTTGCGTTACGAGGACGTTCAATTGTTGGTGCCAATGGTCCGAATGTAAATGTCTCCGGTGTCGCTGCACGCTATTTTGTCTGGGGGTACTGATGAAATATTTCTCTAAGATCACCAATGGATTTTATTCTGAAGAAATAAATGGCGAGGCGATGCCAAGCGATGTCGTTCAGATTAGTGATAAACAATGGATTGATTTACTGGAAGGTCAGATTCTGGGAAAAGTGATTTCGGCAGATCATACCGGCAATCCGGTGTTGACTAATCCGCCACCGCTGTCACAACCTGAATTGGCAGAAGTTGCAGAGCAACAACGCAATATTTTACGAACAGAAGCAGATGCGGAAATAGCCTGGCGACAGGATGCGGTTGATGCTGGTATAGCAACGGATAAAGAAGCTAGCGAGCTTTCAGAGTGGAAAAAATATCGGGTGCTTTTGATGCGAGTAGATACAACAAAAGCACCCTACATTAACTGGCCTGTTAAGCCGGAATAGTTGACCAACTTATATCCGGTGCGGTGGAAGTGTCTAGGGCTTCCACCGCCTCAATATAATCAAGTGTAATATTTAATTTAACCGTCTCGTCGGCTGTGAGTTTTCTTCCTGCCTGTAATTTTAATTGTATAACGCTGATTGACTGCATGGCATCGTCTATGCGGCGCTGCCTTTCCTGTTCTGCCTGATTAATTAACTCCCCTTTTGAAGGTTTGGGGATATCAGTCCAGGCAGGTAAACCATCAGGCCCGGCAGTCCGTATTTTTCCTGCCGGTGGCAGTTCGCTAAAAAATTCGCTAAACACTTCCGCAGACATTAAAACCGCATCGTCCGGCCAGGTGCCGGTAGCTTTAAAAATTTCGATGTCACTTTGCGGGTACGCGCCGTTTGTGGTTGCTGAATAATAAAATCCACTCATCGTCCAATCCCTATAATGCGTGCAGATGCAGAAATCTGCCCCCAGTTATGCAGCTCTACTGCTGCGTTTGAAAACGCCCCGGCCACAACGTTTCCCGCTGTCGTATTCGGGGTAACAGCAACAGGGACTGCGATAGCAAATAAACAAACAGATAACGGGTACGCCCAGTACCCGACCCCGGTAGTGCCTGCCGGTACTTTTCCCGTTTCCAGCCACTGCAATTTAAAGCCGTTCGGCAGCTTCACATAACCTGCGGAAGCATTTCCCACATATTCAAATGCTGACATGTCTGGGATCTGACCCGCGCCGGTGCCTACTGCCCGCTTCGCCGCTTCTTTCAAACCAAGGTTTAAGAGAAAGAATTTTTAGCATTGCTATAAAAATCACGTATGTCGAAAATTTTTTTTGATATATTGCAGATATTTACGGATATATATGGAGAAGATAGAAATGAAAAGAGGCTTTTATTTTTACAAATATGTTAGCAAAGAAGTGGCCATATCCATTATTAGTAATGGAACGTTAATGTTTTCGAATCCATTAAAATTCAACGACCCCTTTGATATAGCTCCTACCTTCCCGGTATTAGGGAGAAGTAAGAACTATAAAATGGTATTGAGCCACCATGGCATTAAACCAAAAGCTTATGGCAAAGAAAAAAAACGTGTAATTGAAAAAATTAATGCGGAAGATATGCGCAATGGTTTGTTAAAAGATTGGTCTGTTACTTGTTTTAGCAAGTCGCCATTTATTCTTCCTTTATGGGCACATTATGCTGAAAATCACACAGGTTGCGTGCTTGAGTTTAAGGTAACAGAAGAAGTTAATAGATTTATTGAGACGCGAAGTGAGCAAAGCTATCTGCAATCTGACATTCTGTATCCCTTGCCAGTGTGCTATAGCCAAAAAAGGCCAGTAGGATATGATGCAAATGGCAACGTAACTGAACAAATTGCACTAAACATGATGCTGACGAAAGATACAGCATGGTCATATGAGCAAGAAATGCGCTGTTTTAAAAGTGGGGTTGCAGGTTTATATCCATTTCGGAAAGATCAGCTTCATCGTGTTTATTGTGGACTGAAACTGGAAGACACATGTCTTGAAGAAATTCGTAGCGTCATAAACGAATATAAAAATAAACATTCAGTTCAGATAAAACTTGATAGAGTGCATCTTGATAGAGATGAATTTAAAATGACGAAGCTTTAAAGCCATAAATTAATCATATAAAAACACATGAAAAGAAGTGACTACTTTTAATTTATCAAGCAGTAACTTTTATGGGAGACACCTGTTAGCTCTGGTCATGTTGGCCGTGCTAAAAAAGATGCTAAAGAGCCGTCATAAATGACAGTGCTCGATACAATGCCTCCTTAACTCAACGAGTAAGGAGGGTATTTGTATGTTGGCTGGCTACGTAAGGGTGTCAACAAATGACCAGAACACCGCATTACAGAGAAATGCACTTGAAAGCGCAGGATGTGAGCTGATTTTTGAAGATAAAATAAGCGGTAAAACATCAGAAAGACCCGGGTTAAAAAAGCTCCTGAGAGTGCTGGCCTGCGGTGACACGCTTATCGTGTGGAAGCTGGATCGGCTGGGCCGAAGTATGCGCCACCTGGTAACCCTTATTGAAGAACTGCGCCAGCGGGGTATTAATTTTCGAAGTCTCACTGACAGCATTGACACATCCACGCCGATGGGGCGCTTTTTCTTTCATGTTATGGGCGCACTTGCTGAAATGGAACGCGAGTTAATCGTCGAGCGTACCCGCGCTGGGCTGGATGCTGCCAGGGCGCAGGGCCGAATCGGTGGCCGCCGCCCGAAATTAACAGCCGAACAATGGGCGCAGGTCGGGCGGCTTATCGCTGCCGGTGAATCACGCCAGCGTGTTGCCCTGATTTTTGATGTTGGGCTTTCCACCCTTTACCGTAAGTTCCCTGCCGCTAAGGAACTGGCAGCGCTCGAAACTGGCATATTGTGTCAGTAACAGCACAACGGCGCGAAGCTGTGCGCGCGACATAATCAATTCACCATAGGGCGGAATCCACTCAGGAGGTCCGCCAGATGGCTGAAGATTATCACCACGGTGTCCGCGTTCTGGAAGTCAATGAAGGAACGCGCACCATTCGTACCGTCAGTACCGCTGTTGTCGGGATGGTCTGCACGGCAGACGACGCCGACGCGGCAGCATTTCCGCTTAACACGCCGGTGCTTATTACTGACGTGGTCACAGCGTCCGGGAAAGCAGGCGAAACCGGCACCCTTGCCCGTTCTCTGGATGCGATTGCCGATCAGTCCAAACCCGTTACCGTAGTGGTGCGCGTTGAACAGGGCGAAACCGAAGCGGAAACCACGTCGAATATCATCGGCGGCGTGACAGCCCAGGGTAAACGCACTGGCATGAAAGCGCTGCTGACCGCTAACAACCAGCTTGGAGTAAAACCGCGCATTCTGGGTGTTCCCGGTCATGACACACAGGCGGTGGCGTCTGAGCTGTTGAGCGTGGCGCAGTCCCTGCGCGGCTTTGCGTATCTGGCTGCCTATGGCTGTAAAACCGTGCAGGAATGTATCGATTACCGTGCCAACTTCGGCCAGCGTGAAGGTATGTTGATCTGGCCTGATTTTACCGGCTGGGACACGGTGACAAATGCCGAACAGACGATGTACGCCACCGCCCGTGCGCTGGGCCTACGCGCCCAAATTGACAGTGACACCGGCTGGCACAAGTCGCTTTCCAACGTCGCAGTAAATGGCGTCACCGGGATTTCCGCTGATGTATTTTGGGACTTGCAGGATCCGGCAACCGACGCGGGCCTGCTGAATAAAAACGATATCACCACGCTTATCCGCTCTGATGGTTTTCGCTTCTGGGGTTCCCGTTCCCTGAGTGATGACCCGCTTTTCCAGTTCGAATGCTACACCCGCACCGCGCAGGTTCTGGCAGATACCATGGCAGAGGCTCACATGTGGGCGAATGACATGACGCTGACCCCGTCACTGGCCCGCGACATTATCGAAGGCGTAAAAGCCAAAATGCGCTCACTGGTCAGCCAGGGTTATCTGCTGGGCGGGGACTGCTGGTTTGACGACAGCGTGAACAATAAGAACACCATCAAGGCCGGGAAACTGTGGCTGGACTATGACTACACCCCGGTCCCGCCGCTGGAAAACCTGATGTTCCGCCAGCGTATCACTGACCGTTATCTGGTCGATTTTGCCAGCCAGCTTAAATCCTAAGGGGACGTTATGGCACTGCCACGCAAGGTTAAATACCTGAATCTGTTTAATGCCGGTCAGAACTGGATCGGCCTGGTTGAGTCCGTCACCCTGCCAAAACTGACGGAGAAAATGGAGAAGTACCGGGGCGGCGGTATGCCGGGTTCGGTGGATATCAGTCTGGGCCTGGACGATGGCGCGCTGGATACGGAATTCACTATCGGTGGTACTGAAATCCAGCTGTTCAAGCAGATGGCGACGCCCACTGTGGACGGTGTTCAGTTGCGTTTTACTGAATCCTTACAACGTGACGACACCGCAGAAGTTTACGCGCTGGAACTGGTTACTCGTGGTCGCTACAAGGAGCTGGATTCCGGTGAACACAAGCAGGGCGACAGCTCAACCACCAAAGTGACCTGCACCAACACTTACGTAAAACTCACCATCAATGGAGAGGAGCTGTATGAAGTGGACACGGTGAACATGGTCTGGAAAGTCGGCGGCGTGGATATGCTTGAAGCGCACCGCGCCGCGCTTGGCCTGTAATTCTTCCGGGCGTGTTTAACGCGCCCGTATTCCTTTATCTGAACGGAAAACATCATGACCAAAGAAACCGAAACCACCGGCACCGAACCACGCAACACCGCAACCGTCACCCTGGACTGTCCGATCCAGCGCGGGAAACAGACTATTGAAACCATCACTGTGCGCAAGCCGCAGTCCGGCGCGCTGCGCGGCACCCGCTTGCAGTCGCTGATGGAAATGGACGTGGACAGCATGATGGTGGTGCTGCCACGCGTCACCACACCGTCACTAACCCGCGAGGAAGTGCTTACCCTGGAGCCGGGCGATCTGTTGCAGTTATCCGTGGAGCTGGTCAGTTTTTTGTTACCGAAGTCGGCAACTGCCGGTTTCCCGACAAATTAACTGTTGATGACTTAATTGCCGATATCGCCACGATCTTTCACTGGCCGCCCGATGTAACCGGCGATATGTCGCTGACAGAACTGCTGGAGTGGCGGCACAAAGCCATTTTACGAAGTGGGGCCGCCGATGAGTGACCGTAACCTGCGCTTGCAGGTTGTATTAAATGCCGTTGATAAGCTCACCCGCCCGTTTAAGGATGCGCGTGCTGGTTCTCAGGAACTGGCCGCCGCCATCAAAAAATCCCGTGATGCCCTGAAACAGCTCGACCAGGCTGGCGCGAAGCTCGACGGGTTCCGCGCCCTGCAACAGTCCGTAAAACAGACCGGTGCCGATCTGGCGCAGGCGCGTCTGCGCGCCCAGATGATGACCCGCGAAATGGCGGGGATGGAAAACCCGACAAAAAAACAGACCAAAGCCCTGGAAGACCAGTGGCGCTCCGTGTCACGCCTGGAGAAAAAACAGCAGGAAGAAACCGCGCAGCTAAGCCGGGTCCGGGCGGAGTTGTACCGGCTTGGCATTTCAGCCAAAGACGGCACCGGTGCCACAGAAAAAATCCGCCGGGAAACGGCCCGCTATAACGATGAACTTCGGGAACAGGAAGCAAGGCTGAAGCGCGTCGGGGAACAACAGCGCCGCGCAGCTGCTGCGCGCGCGCAGTACACCCGCTCGCTGGAAATCCGTGACCGGGTGGCCGGAGCCGGTGCCGCTATGACGGCGGCGGGCGTGGGAATGTCCGCGCCGGTGCTGTCCGCCGTGAAAAGTTATTCCAGCCTGGAAGATGCCATGAAGGGTGTCGCCAAGCAGGTTAACGGCCTGCGCGACGACAGCGGCAACCGCACCGCACAGTTTTATGAAATGCAGGCGGCCATCAAGCAGGCGGGTGAGCAGTTACCCATGGCAAACGGTGCGATTGACTACGCCGCCCTGGTGGAAGGTGGCGCGCGCATGGGGATCGGGGGCGATGCCAAAACATGGGAAGAACAGAAAGCGGATTTACTGAGGTTTGCGGCAGTGTCCGCCAAAGCGGCTACGGCTTTTGAACTGCCCGCCGATACCCTGGCGGAAGACCTGGGGAAAATCGCCCAGCTCTACAAGGTTCCAACAAAGAATATCGAGCAGTTAGGCGATGCGCTTAACTACCTGGACGATAACGCCATGTCCAAGGGTGCCGATATCATTGATGTGATGAAGCGTATGGGCGACACCGCCAACCGGCTGGACTACAAAAAAGCCGCTGCGCTGGGTTCCACCTTCCTGTCGCTGGGTTCGGCACCGGAAGTGGCCGCCAGTGCCGCCAAAGCCATGGTGCGTGAACTGTCCATCGCTTCCATCCAGAGCGACCGCTATCAGGAAGGTCTTAAGCGGCTGAATCTCGATCCGTTCGAACTGCAAAAGGCCATGGTGACCGATTCCATGGGCACGATTATGCGTGTGCTGGAACAGGTCAATAAACTGAAGGATGAAGACCAGACGCCGCTGTTAACCATGCTATTTGGTAAGGAGTTTGGAGACGATGCGACCAAACTCGCCAACAACCTGCCGGAACTGCGCCGCCAGCTTGCACTGACGCAGGGCCAGGGCGCGCTGGGTTCTATGCAGAAAGAATCCGACATCAACAAGGATTCACTGTCCGCGCAGTGGATGCTGGTAAAAACCGGAGCGGCCAATGCCATGAGCAGTCTGGGCGAAACGCTGCGCGGTCCGCTGCTGGAAATCATGGGTTACATCAAAAAGGTTACCGGCGGTATCAGAAGCTGGGTGGAGAACAACCCGAAACTGGCTGGCACAATCATGAAAGTGGTGGCGGCGGTGGCAGCCATCACCACGGTGCTGGGTGCGCTGGGCCTGGCTGCTGCGGCCATTCTGGGGCCGCTGGCGATCATGCGGTTTGGGTTCAGTTTCCTGAGCGGCGGCGCGCTGTCGCGCCTGCTTCCGGGGTTTGGCGGACTGGCGGCCATTATTGCCCGCCTGGCTCCGGGTCTGGCCGGTGCCGGTGGTGGGATCCGGGCATTACTGGCAAGCCTTCAGAATACCGATGCGGCTTCCGTGCTGGAGCGCATCCGGGAAGCCCTGTCCGGGTTCGGTGGGGATGACGAGGAAGGCGGCATACTGGATGCGCTGCGCAACGGGGTGCTGAAGCACCTGAAAGAGCAGGCAGAGAACGCGGGCGGCGCGCTGGTCGCCGCATTCCGTAACCCTGTCGCCACGCTGTCAGCCCTGCGGGGGCATGTGGCCGGGCTGGCAACGGCAGGCTTTGGGATGCTCGGTACGGCGGTGAGCCGTTTCGGTAATATCCTGCTGGCGCTAGTCACCTCGCCGCTGGCGCTGCTGCGCACGGCATTAATGGCAACCGGCGGCCTGCTGGGCGCGCTGCTGAGTCCCGTCGGGCTGGTCGTTATGGCGCTGTCTGCCGTCGCGCTGGTTGTCTGGAAATACTGGCAGCCCATCACGGAATTTTTATCCGGGATGGTGGAAGGGTTTCAGGCGGCTGCCGGGCCGGTTAAGGAAGCGTTCGAACCGCTACGCCCCGTGTTTACCTGGATAGAACAAACAGTGAAAGGACTATGGAAGTCATTCACCGATTTGCTTTCCCCTGTGAAATTCACCTCTGATGAGCTGAGCAATGCGGCAGATATGGGTAAACGTTTTGGTCAGGCGTTAGCAGATGGTCTGGCGCTGGTAATGAGTCCTCTTGAGTCGCTTAAATCCGGCGTGTCATATCTGCTGGATCTGATGGGTATTGTCAGTGATGAGTCTAAAAAAATGCCTGATGCCAGACAGGTCACCGGTAATAACTATCTGAATTACGGTAGGAATGAACCAAAAATATTCTCTGGTAGTGGCTATAACGTGCGGATGTATGATTCAGGCGGTTATCTGCCAGCCGGTAAAATGGGCATTGTCGGCGAGAATGGACCGGAACTGATAAACGGGCCAGTCAATATCATGAGCCGTCGCCGTACCGCCGCACTGGCTGCCGCTACGGCGATGGCGTTCGGCAGCCTGTCACAGCCCGTTGCCGCGAAACCCCTTCATCCGCTAAGCCTGCCGGTTGCGGAATATCTTCAGCCGTCAGCCGGATTGCGCGGCGGCGATGTGTCTGTTTCATCCGGTCCGGCGAAATATGAAATCAACATTCACCAGGCACCGGGCCAGAGCGCGCAGGACGTGGTGTCGGAGGTTATGCGCCAGCTCGACGCCAGAGAACGCCAGCGCGCCGCTGGTCGCCGCAGTAGCTTCAGTGACAGAGGGGATTTTTAACCATGATGATGACTCTGGGCCTGTTTGTTTTCATGCTCAAAACAGTGCCATTCCAGCAGTTGCAGCTTCAACAGCAGTGGCGACACGCCAGCAACAACCGCGTGGGCCTGCGCCCGTCGCTTCAGTTTCTGGGGCCGGACAGCGATGTGATAACCCTGTCGGGGATCCTGATGCCAGCCATCACCGGCGGGCGACTGTCCATGCAGATGCTGGAACTGATGGCAGAAACCGGCAAGGGCTGGCCATTGCTGAAAGGCAACGGGACCATTTACGGCATGTTTGTAATTGAGAATATCGGGCGAACGGAAAGCGAGTTTTTCAGCGATGGTTCACCGAGAAAAATCGAATTTACCGTGACGCTGAAGCGTATGGATGAGTCGCTCAGTCAGATGCTGGGCGACCTGTCCGGGCAACTGGCCCAACTTAAGGACAGCGCGGTCAGCAGTCTGGGGGATTTGCTGTCATGACAGATATGACCATGTTTGCCGGTAGCGAATGTATCCCCGCTTACCGGGTGATGATGAAGGACCGGGATATCACACAAAACCTTGCGCCCCGACTTATTGCCCTGACCCATACCGATAACCGTGGCTTTGAGGCTGACCGGCTTGATCTGGAGCTGGACGACGCTGACGGTTTGCTTGAACTGCCTCGCCGTGGTGCGGTGCTGTCACTGGCGTTAGGCTGGAAGGGAAAACCGCTGATTGTGAAAGGGGATTTTACCGTTGATGAAATTGAGCATTACGGAACGCCGGACCGTATAACCGTGAGGGCGCGTAGCGCGGATTTTCGCGCCACGCTGAACACGCGCCGGGAGAAGTCCTGGCATAAAACCACTGTTGGGAAAGTGTGTGAAGAAATTGCCGCCCGGCATAAGCTGGAAACGGCCATCGGTGCGGACATGGCGGCGCAGGATGTGGACCACATCGACCAGACCAATGAATCAGACGGGTCATTTCTGATGCGGTTGGCCAGACAGTATGGCGCGATAGCATCCGTTAAATCTGGCAGGCTGTTGTTCATCCGGCAGGGCCAGGGGAAAACCGCCAGTGGTAAAGCGCTGCCGGTAGCCACCATAACCCGCAAATCAGGCGATCAACACAGGTTCAGTTTAGTAGACCGCGAAGCCTACACTGGCGTAATCGCTTCCTGGCTAAATACCCGCGAGCCGGTAAAGAAAGACCCTGCAAAAGTGAAGCGCAGGCGCCGGAAGGCCAGCGCCTCCAAAACCAAAACCCCGGAAGCCAAACAGGGTGATTATCTCATCGGTACAGATGAAAACGTTCTGGTCCTGAGTCGCACCTATGCCAACCGGCGAAATGCTGAGCGCGCCGCCAAGGCAACATGGGAACGGCTTCAGCGCGGTGTGGCGTCGTTTTCTATCGGGCTGGCGCTGGGTCGGGAAGATTTATTCCCGGAACTGCCGGTCAAGGTAAGCGGGTTCAAACAGCAGATTGATGAGGCGGACTGGATTATCACTACTGTAACCAACTCCATAAACGATAACGGTTTTACAACATCGCTGGAACTGGAAGTGAAAATTTCAGATACAGACATGAATTAAATCATTTTGAAAATGCAAGTTACAAGTTATCATATTTAAACTTTTCGAGATGGAGAAACCTGAAAATGATGAATTGCCCTCTCTGTGGTAATGCAGCGCATACGCGGAGTAGTTATCAGGTATCGTCAAACACAAAAGAACGCTATAACCAGTGTCAGAATATTGAATGTGGTCATACATTCATTACACATGAAACCTTTGTGCGATCTATTTCCACACCGCAACGAGTTAACCCGGCCCCGCCCCATCCTCAGTTCAATGGACAAAGCCATTTAGTTTTCTAA